CTGGAAGGCACATAGTAGACTTCATTTTCAGCGTTCCGGGCGATCCGCTTTCCGTCCATATCCTCATAGTGGGGGCACGTTGTCCCCCGGCAATTCGGGTGGAAAGGTGGAACCGTCACACCGGGTTCATATTGGGATAGGGGGATCACTGTTCCATCCAGGCCCCCGCAAAGGTCACAGGTGTGACGGTCAAGGGTTTCAAGGATTTCAATTTGTTCAATCCCCAAGTCCTTGTATGTTTCCCGGCTTGCCTGGGCGTTGAAATAGGTGGTTTCAGTATGGGCCAGCCGTCCGGCCTTATACCGGGACACACCAAATTCCTTTTTGATGTTGTCGGTGATCTTCTGAAGCCCGTCACCCCTCAAAAGCCCTTGGGTCAGGGTGCTTTGAACGCCGGAAACCAAATTGGCCTTGTTTTCCCAACAGCGATCCCGGAAGGTCTTATTGTCAGCCGTCCATGGCCTTGAAAGTAAAGTTTCAAGTTTCCGCTGGTTCAGGGCGGTTATATCCCACCCCAACCCAAGGCCCTTCTGGATTTCAAAGGCGGTATGGGTGTAGCCGTTGGAAACCACATCCTTCAACAGCCCATCCAGGCCGTCAAGCTGTCCGCCATACAGAAGTTCCATTTGCTGTTGAATTTGAAGCTGAATAGTTTCAAGGCGGCTGATATGGAACCGGGCGGAAGCGTTTTCCAGCTTCTTCAGCCATTCCGGGGACAAATTGGCCTGTTCCCCAATCTTGATGTATTGATCAACCGTCCATCTGAATTCTTCCATTTGGCCGGTTGTCAACATCTTCCGGGCATCGGTCAAACTGATCCCGTTATTGGTAGCAAACCGCCCATACCACCGTTCCAGGTCAGATTGAACGGTGCGTTCAGCGTCCCGGTATATGGTTTCAAGGTCGTTGATGTAGGAATTAGCGTCCTGGTGGGCGGCATCGGCCAGAATGGAGAACCGGCCCCGCCAATAGTCAGCACTTTTTGACATGGGCTAACCCTCCACAGAATTTTTGGCAAACAGTTTATAGACGTGTTCAGGTCTTGCCCATCAGAACCGGTTGGAAGGGTTCTGTTCAGGTCTTGAACTTTCACAATGCGCCCCGTGGAAAGTCCCAAAGCCGGGTTTGGTAGGGTGTACGGGGATCGAACCCGTGATACCGCCGTGAAAGGGCGGTGTCTTAACCACTTGACCAACACCCCATATAAAACGCCGGGGTTGAAGGCAACCTTCAGGGGCCAGGAGTGAAAACCCCGCCCCGGCGTAGGAAGGGCGGGAACCTCCCCTTTAGTTCCCGCCCTGATCCCCGTTGTTATTGTTGGAAGAACCAGTGGGCGGGGTTTGAGGGAAGGCCCCCATATAATCCGCCATTTTTTCTTCCTTTTCCTTCTTCAGCCGTTCCAATTCTGCATCAGCGTCCTTTGTCCAAGGGTGCTGTTCCACAATGGTTTCATCCGAAACGATCCCTTGGGATTTGGCGCAGTTGTCAATAGCTTCAGATTCATTGATCAGAATGTCCCGGTTGAAAATCACCGTGATTTCTTCCTGTTCAAAGTCCCCAACGCCCTTGTTCGCCATATCCTGATTGATAAACCACAACAGTTCTTCAAAGGCGGCTTGGAATTCCGTTTCCATCCCGTTTGCGTCAAGGTCAATGTCAGAATACATGGATTGGATGTTCATTTGGTTGGGGTTATTCCCCATCCGATCATCCTTTGCGTCATATCCACGGGCATTGTTGATCAGGGCCTTCTTCAGCAGTTCCAGAATGGCTTTGTAATTTTCGGCCTTAACTTCCACGGTCAGGGTTGTAACCCCGCCATCATCCCGAACCTTCACGGCTCCATAGGCGGCAAGGTTGCGCCGGAACTCCCCAAGGTCTTGACCGTCATAATTCTTCAGGATCAGAATGGTGTTCCGGGCATCCTCTTGCATATTGTTTTCAAAATCGGAAATCATGGTGTTGATAGCGTCCTGAAGTTCCTTCACCCGGTTCAACAGGGGGATTTCCTGCTTGTTATACTTGAACGGAATCAAAGGAATTCGATCCCAATTCAGGGTTGTAACTTCATCCCCTTCAGAAACGGTGAAATAATCTTCCCGTTCCTTGCCCTCCACGTCCGGGATCAACATATCGTTTTGGAACACATAGCGGAACAGGCCATCAGGCTTGAAGATTTCCACCCGCTCCACGATTTCCTTTTGATAGCCGTTCCAAACCTCTTGGGGATAAAGGCGAATAGCACAATCCAGAACGGTGTGATCATCGTCCGCCCAAAATGGAAGGATTTCATGGGCCGGGAAGTGTTTGAAATCCAATTCCCCCCGGTCATTGTAAAAGGGATACAGCCACCCCAACCCGCCCTTCAGGGCATCTTCACAGACGTACTTCAAAAGCCGGTGAAAGCGCCGGTTGAACACCTTGTTCAAAGCGTCCACATAGGCTTTGTTTTCGCTGTTCAGGGAAATGGGCTTCCCCACAAGATAGTTGGTTTTTTGATCCACCATCAGGGCAAATTGGTTGTCAACCAACCGATTGTTGGGAAGGTTGTTCACCACCTGAATTTTCCCATCAGCGCCAATAATGGTTCGGTTCCGGTGAAGAATATCATGTTTCCCGTCATAGTACAGATCACCCTTGATTTGGGCTTTGCGCCGGGAACAGTCTTTCCATTCCTTAATTTCAGCGGCGAAAAACTGAAGTTCAGTCATTCCGTTCAACCCGCCCTGAAAAATCAGGCGATTGATCCGGGTGGTTTCGGTTTCCATAGGCAAATCAATCACCTTCCTTCAAAGCGTTGACGGCGTTGAACCCGGCCTGAAGTTTCGGGAACTGAATGGCGATCCAATCCACGATTTCTTCATTATCCGCCCATGAATTGACGGACAGGCCGGATTCAAACAGGAAGGCGTGAACCAATTCATGGCGAATCACCTTCCGCTGGTAGCGGGCCAGATCACCTTTGGCATCGGGGAAACCGGCGCTTTCGCTCATGTCGGAAACCACAATTTCCTTGGTGCTGGTGTCACAATACCCATCACAGTCCTTCAGGGAAGGAAATTCCACGCTGGTTCCTTCCCGAATCAGGTAAACAACACCCATCACGGGAACACCAGGGTTCAAAACTTTCATGCTGGTTCACCCCTTTTTATTGCTTCATAAAATTGAACCCCTGAAAATACAGGGGTTCAAGCTGGTTTTGTTACTAACGTGTTAATCAAAGCTGAAGGTGGGGCCAACCAACACATCTTCCAGCCCATACCGCATAGCGTCCATCAAGTGGTTGAAATCGTCAATGGGGACGTTGATCTTGTTCCCGAACCTATCTTCATCCCAAGTGTAGTTTGAAATTTCAGTCAGGAAGTTGACGCATCGGGGGTGAACAATGATTTCATAATCCTGAATATACTGAATACCATTGTTCACGCTGTCCTTGCCCTTCCGGGCGGCTTTGACGTGGGAAAGCCCATCTTCACGCAGTTCATCAATGGACTTGGGTTCAGCACAATCTGCCTTGATCCGCTCTTTGGCATATCCCAAGGCGGTGACTTTTTCGGCAATCATGCGGTTGGTCAGCGCCCTTTGGTATAGTTCATCAAAAACCCAAATCTTCCGTTCTGAACGGCTCACCAGCCCACAGAACAGGGCCGTGGGGTCATTGGTATAACCAAAGTCAAGGCCAAAGGCAGAAACCACACCGGCCTTTCGGCTGATCGTGGCGTTGTCAAAGGCTTCTTCCCGCCAATTTTCATAAATCAGCCCGTCAACAATGCCCCAATCACCCAAACCGGCCACCCGATAACGGCGGGGGTTGTTCTTCTTCATGGTTTCAAACACACGCCGGTCAGCTTCATCCAGCCATTCATTACACAGGTAATTGGTAGTCAGGGCCAGAATGTCAGGGTTGGCCGGGGCATCAAAGAAGCGTTTCTTCATCCAGTGGTGTTCATTCCAGGGATTGAAGGTCAGCGTGATTTGCTTGAACAGGCCGGTTTCAGGCGGGACGGCTCCACGGATGGATTCATCCAGCATATCAAAATCAGCTTCTTTGTTGATTTCATACGCTTCTTCAATCCACATCCAGCACAAATAACCGTGTTCAACGGTGATTGAAGTCACCTTCAAGGGATCATCCAGCCCCCGAAAATAAATCTTCTGCCCGGTGGGCGTATAGGTCATTTCCAGGGGGCTTTCCTTGATTTCCCAATGGGCATCAACCCCCAACCGGTGAATAGCCCATTTCAGTTGGGTGAAACAGCTATCCTTCAAGGTTCTAAACACCTTGCGAATCACAAGGGTGTTGGCATCGGGATATTCCATCATCCGCTTGATAATGTTCAGGGCCGTGGTGGTGGATTTCTTGGAAGCACGGGAACCCTTGCAAACCCGGTAACGGCCCTTGAAATGCCAAAACTTGTTATAGCCCCCACCAACCACGGTGGACAGGGGAAGAACCTTTTTCATAAATTCATCACCCAATAAACACAGGCCCTTGGAAAATCAGGGGTTCCGGGTTGATTTGTTACTATCCTGTTATTATTCGGGGGGAATATCGTCATACAGAACCACCGGAACGGTGCCTTCAACCTTCACCTTGTCATTGAACATACCAAGGTGACGGCCCAACAGTTCCAGGGCCTTCAGCTTGTCATAGGTCTTAACTTCCCTTTCGGTAATTGCCCCATCGTCCGTGGGAATGTTCTTCACCTTCACGGAAGCAATACAAGCGGTATCGTCCCGGTGGGCTTCCCCCTTGACCGTGGCTTCGTCCATGTCGATCACGTCAACCGGGTTCAGGAAGGCCAGCTTGGCAATTTCCCGGATCACCCGGTCTTGATTGATCCCGGTTCGGCGGCTCCGTTCCGCTTCAGCCTTGTCAACAGCGGCCCGAATGTCAGGTTTGGTCAGGTTTTCACTTCCGATTGATTTAGCCGTGTCCGGCGAATACCCCGCCCGAATTGCCGCTTGGGTGGCGTTCAGGTCGATCAAGTATTCTTCAACAAATCGTTTCTGTTTCTTGGTCACAGGGTATTCACCACCTAACTTTTCTGCATAAGAAATGCGCCCCGGTTCCCCGTGGGCGCAAATTCACTCTATCATTATAGCCGGTTTATATGTCGGTTTTCAACCCGTCAAGGTCGGTTTTAGTCGGTTCTTTCAAAAATCCGGGGTTCTCTTTGGCAAATGCAAGAAGGGCTTTTCCGTGAAGTTCAAGAACCCATTTTTGCGAAAAATTTAATTCTGCGGCAATATCAATCCATTCTTTCAACTGGATATAGCGCCCGATCAGGATGTTTTGTTGGTCAAGATCAGGGACGTTCTTGATCATGCTGAAGGTATCATTCCGCATGGTGGCAAGTTCATCAATCCGGGCGGTGATCTGCCGTTCAAGGTCAAGAATTTTGATCATGGTGCTTTCAAGGGGATTCTTTGCGCCGGAACTTTGCACCTTGTCCGGCTTCAGTTCATAGCTTTGACTGGTCAGGCCCGAACGCAAGGTGGCAACGGTGCCCTTCAACCTCTGGATTAGCCGGTCAGTCTTGCGAATTTGGGCAAAATAATCTTTGGCCTGTTGGCTTAATTCTTTGTCCGTAAGTACGGAACACATTATTGGGACACATCCTTTCTGACATCTGTTCCGTTGGAAACCCCTGAAATATCAGTGTTTTCAAGGCTTGGAACAGATGGAACAGATAAAATGGCACATTGTATATATTTATAATACTTATATATTTTATTTATTTATTTTATATAAATAAAATTATATCTATTCCATCTGTTCCATGTGTTCCAAAGCCTATAAAATCCGCTGATTGCAAGGGTTCCGAACGGAACAGATCAAGTTTTTACATCTGTTCCACATCCGTTCCGCCGCTCCGCCACAACTGAACCATTTTGGAACGGCGGTTTTTTGAAAGTTAAGTTTCAAGATATTCTTCATACAGGCGGACGAACAGGAACCGCAACCGCTCCGGGGTGATTTGGCGTTCTATCATCCAGGCTTTGAAATCCTGCCATTCCTGTTCAGCTTCTTCAGCATGGGCTTGAACATCGGCTTCAAAGAGATCAGGCCGCAACCCATACTTGGAAGAAACTTCGCCCACCCTATGGCGCTTAATCCGGTTGGGGTCTTTCATGTTTGGTGCCACCCCGCTTTCTTAACGCCCGTTCATAGTCCTTCCGTAAATCATAAGCGGCTTCATTGATCAGGTTCCAACATTCACAGGTCAGAAAAGCGGCAACTTCCACTTTGTCAGCTTCCGGGGCATCAGGAAGGTGCTTTTCTACCACGGCTCTGATCCTTTGTTCAAGGTCTTTCATTCCGGGTGAACCTCCACTTCCATATCATCAGGATAAAGGGACATTTTACGGGCTATTTCATTTAATGCGTCCGAAACGGTCAGTTGTTCATTGTATCTGTAATCAGCCACATCCGGGGCTTCTTCTCCCCAATCATCCGGCACCTCAATGAAGCCCTTGACGGTTATACCAATTTTCATTTATATTCCCTCCCCGTTTGCCGGTCTTTCAATTCGATCCGGGCCAGAAGGTCAAACCCCGCTGCATTGATTATGTACTTCAGCACACCGATCAGGGCGTTCACCTTCTTTTGCTGTTCGGCTTCCTGCCGGTCAACGGCCTTCAGGGCTTCATAGGCCGTGGGGTCAGCATAACCTTCCCCATTCTGCCAGGGTTTAGGCATCGGCTCCACCTCCATCTTCAAAGTCTTTGAACCACTGTTCAATATCACAGCCAATTTCCTTCAGCTTTTGACGGGCCAACCACCCATCATCTTCCTGTTCCATCTGGTAATATTCCCGCAACTTCACCGTTTCGGAATAGAACAGTTCCCACGCCTTCTTCAGACGCTTGGGGCCAAACCCAAAGTGAACATGAAGCATCCACAGGATGGAACTTTCCTTGTCCATGTCAAAGCGGCGGTCATTTTCAATGATTTGGCGGTTGATTTCCTGATCCAAGGCCCGCTGTTCATTTTTGTTCAACTGAACCCCAAAAATCTTCCCGTTGTACTTTTTGAAGTTCATCCTGGATCACTCCTTTTCTGCCGCCTTCAGGCGATCCCACCAGCGCCGATATTTGGCCGCTTCTTCAGCATCCGTGATCAGGTCAAAATCATCAGACAAAACCTTCAGGCAATTCCGCACATCAGCGACTTCTTCCTTCAGGTTGTCCACAGCTTCACAGTAACCAACCGGCGTGGGGTTTTCACCCCGGATCACACGGGCCACCTTCAGGGCCGCTTTGGACAGTTCGGCGGCTTCTTCTGCAAGCTGTTCCAGCGTGGCCGGAAGGCCAATTTTGGAAACAATCAGGTTCATTGTTCACCATCCTTTCAGTTAAACCATTTAATCACCGGATCACCGGTGAAGCCTTTTTCCCACACATACCACGCATAGGCTATGGCGCTATCCGGGAACCGGGCAAAGTCTCCATTTTTGGCACAGGACAGCCGGGAACGGGATATGTAAACTTTTCGGGGGGGTCTGTCTGAAGAACTCACCCCGTTTTTGTCCTTCCAAGAACTGAACCTTCAGGAACATAGCCACTTTCCCTCCAGGCCGCACGCTGTCCAGTGCCCGCTTGACGAACTCTAACCCGGAAGAATAGGGCGGGTTCGTGATTATGTCCCCTTCAAAATCGTTCAGGGTTTCTTCAAGGAAGTTCAGCGGTTCAGGATCACCAAACCCCCGGTAAATCAGATCAGTGGAAATGACTTCATGCCCGTGGGCCTGAAGCACCTTGGAAATGTGCCCTTCACCACAGGCCGGTTCCCATATCACCGGGGCAAAAGTTTCCATTTCCAACAGCATTTCCACGGCTTTTGGGTCGGTGGCGTAGTAGTCAAAGGCTTCCCGCCGATCCGCCGCATGATTGGAACTTCCAAGGGTTGTGAATACTTTCTTTGAACCAGCCAAATCAACCACCCACTTTCACAAAAATTCTTGTCTTTTTCCCTTTCACCCATCGGGTCACGCTTTCAAATCCAAACCGGCGTGTGATCTGCCTGGAAAATTCAATGTTTGAAAGGGGGTTTAGGTTGTTTTTGTTGCAATAGACATTGTATTTGAAGAAAACATCTTTGGTGGGTTCGTTTTCAATGGCATCCAGGCCAACTTCTTCCACAAATCCAATGATCGGGTTGTTGTTTTCCTCATATTCTTCAAGCTGTCCTTCAACCCGCTTGGAAACGGTGAATTTGGCGTTCCGCAACACCCGCTTCAGCCCTTCCAGGCCCAACCGGATCAGATATTCCATGGGTTCCTGTTCACACAGTTCATCTTTGATGTAGGGGCGGAAATCGGCATCATCCGGGGTGAATTTGGCATCAAAGGGAACGATCACCAACCGGCGCTGAACGGCTCCTGTTTTATCCTTCATCCGGGGAATGGCGTTGGCGCTGAATAGGAACTTTGAATAATTGTTGAACTCGAACGGGTCTTGTCCCTTACGTTCGGCGTTCACTCGATCCCCCGTCACCAGCTTTCGGAACACGGACGCATTGGCAATAAATTCATCCCCAATATCATCACCAATATTTGCCAACTTCCCGAAAAGTTCAGCGGTTTTGAATCTGTCCCCAAGTTCCTTCAGATCAAGGGAAGCAATATTGGCATCCCCTAAAAGCTGGTTCACTACATACAGGAAGGTTGATTTGCCGTTGCTCTTGTCTCCAATCAGAATGAACGCCTTGCCCAACTCATTCCGCCGATACAGACAATAGCCAACCATTTCTTCCAGAAGCGCCCGGACTTCCGCATCATTACAGGCCAGCCGGTCAAGGGTGTGATCCAGCAGTTCCGAATAGGCGGCGGGATTGTAGGGCCAGGGAATTTTATTGGTGATCACCACGTCCGGGGAAAATGGATGGAAAGTATCGTCCCGCAAGTCATAAAGGCCGTTGCTGAAGGCGATCAGGGCGGGGTTGGTTGGCTTCAGTTCTTCTTCAATGGAAATTTGAAGGTAGGACAGGACTTCCGATCTTTGCGCCCGCTTCAGGTTCGGGATATGTTTGATCATGGCCGCTTCCAAGGGGACGGCTCCGGGAATGTAAATCCCGTCTTTGTAAATGTGCAACTGCCCATTGATCTTCACAATATGGTTGTTGTTCTTCATGTAATTCCCGAATTTATCATGCAAAAACGTCTTTTCCTTGAAGAAAATGGGCTTCTTGAAGGCATCGTCCCTCAAAATGGTTTCAAGTTCCCGGCTGTCCAGGGGATCAGGAAGGACGTACCGGTTGATCAGTCTGATACATTCACGGGCTTCTTCCTTGGTGAAATCCTCACTTTGAAGGGTCAGGATGTAAGTATATAGGGCCGTGTTCCTGCCATCCCCGGCTTCCATGGTCAAGAAGTCCTGATTGGTTTTCACCGGGGTCAGCCACTTGGGAATCTCCTGAATTTCATCTTCCGGGCAATCCAGCAGAATGGCCCGATCCACACCATTAAAGCGCATAATGGCATAGCTGTTGTTCCGGCCCACTTTGGCATCCGTGGTAATCCCCACGGCAAGGGTTTGTTTTGTCCAGCTTTTTTCCACGGTGCCTTCCGGGTTCTTGAAGTAGAAGTGTTTTCCCCTGGTGGTGGCGTACACTTTACACTTCAAGCCCAAGTCTTGAACCATTTTGAACAGAATATCAGACGTTGGGCCATCGTCCACATCAATCAAAATGGTTTCGTCCCCAAGAATGGCGGCAAATTCATCAGCGTCCCGCACATCGTCCAGGGTTTTCAGGCGTTTCACACCTTTGAATTTCTCTAAACACTCCTTATTCCTTGTCAGGACATAGCCCCTAAACAATTCCACGGCTTAAAGCCCCCCCCCCCAAGGTGTCAAATGTTACGCCGAAATCTGCCAACCGGTCATAGATCATCTTGATATAATAGCCTTTGTCCAGTTCTGCCGGGATCGGCAACCCGGTTACATCGTCATTGATGAAGAAACAGTGTTCAGGGGTATTGGCAAACTGTTCCGGGTTCTTTTCCCGGCCCCGAACGATCTTCCCGGAAACTTTGAACAAACCGCCTTTTTGGGTGTCCGTGGAAGCAAACACCCGGAAAGTTTGATCTTTCTGGATTTCTCCACCATAGAAGCGTTTCACGGTCTTTGACCGGCCCTTTTCGTCCCGGATTTTCTGATAGAAGATAGTGGGGGAATACAGGGCATATTTGTATTTGCTGGAAACCTTCACAACCTTCTGGAAGTCCCGCAAGCTGGTACAGGCTCCAACGGTTTCTTCCGGCAAGGTGCCGTGAAGGAAATAGTCAATGATCCCCCGGTTCACAATGGGAAGGTCATAGTCCAGATCAGACAGCTTCTTCACATAGGCCCCCTTGCATTTCCACCGGGGCTTCCCCTTTTCATCGAATAGCGGGCCTTCCGGGACAATCAAATAATTGTTCACGTCCTTCTGAAAAACCTTGTGGAATTCATCGAATTCAAGGCGCATCCCGGTACGCTTTTCCCACTCCCAACAAATATCATCTATCAGGTCATAATCTTCATACCGGCGCAACTTCACCAAAATGCCATCGGTATTGCTTTGGATAATGTCACAGTGATCTTCCAATCGTTCAATCAAATCCAGAAGAAGCAACTGCCCACCCACACAAACATTGTTGGCTTGCCGGGGATCAAATAGGGCGTTGTGGCGGTCTTTCATAGCGCCATAGGTAGAATTCAGAACGATTTTATAGGGCTGTTGCATGGGGTTCTTTTCCGCCTTCAGCGTTAGGCGGGTGTGGTATATTTCCGCATACCGGGCCGGGTCTTTCACGTTGCGGCTGATCCAGCCATATTCCAGCATTAAGGACGGGTAATAACTCGCCACATCGACATTGATATACCAACCTTCCCCGGAATACTTGGGAATTGCACCGTGAAGCCCACCCCATGCAAAGACATGGGGAACCCCGGCCACATCCAGGGAAAGGGTGTTGGAATAATCCCGGTTCAAAGGGTTTTTATAAAAGTTCAAAACGCTTGAATAGCGTTCAATCCGCAAGGTTTTTGGAATCTCAATTTCAAATTCGTCATTATGATCCCGCTGAACGGCTCCAAGGATTTTGGCGGATAGCTGGGCCTTGGTGCGCCCTATGTCCCCAATGGGAAGGTTGAAGGCTTTCACAAGGGACATTTGGGCATCGAATTCATCTTCCTTCCGCCGCAACCAGACTTCCACGGTTTCTTCCACGTCATGGCGGCAATACTTCACCGTTTCGGCCAGTTCTTCTTCAGTCAGGGGGCGGTCAATGTCAAAGGGGACAGACGTTTCCTTGATAGAATGGCCCATGAACGCTTCCAGGGCCTTCAAACTGATTGGCGGGTTGGGCATCACGTCATAGTTGATCACCGGATAATCACGGAACAGGCTGGAAAATCTATATCCGGGCTTGTCCTGCAAAATAATCCAGTCATTCACCTTCTTGGGGTCAAACCCGCAAAGAATAGCCTTCAGGATGTATTGGTCATAGTTCCGGCTGTTGTAACCAACCCAAATGTCACCCTTGTGGGCTTCATAGAATTGAAGAAGTTTGGCGGGATCGTTGATAATCACGGTTTCCTTTTTGGCGTAAATATCAATCAGAACCACAAGCCAATCATATTTGAAAACCTCAAAATCATAAAAAACCATCAATTCACCCACTTTCTGTAATAATTTTCGGTGAATTAGTGAAAACAGGCCCGCCACGGGAAGGCTTCACCATAGGCCCAACCGGGGGGGGCTTGCGCCCACACCCCCGGCCTGTTGAAGATTAGTTGGCGTCAAAGACTTCCGTGATCTTGATGGAATTGAACTGGGAATCGTCATACTCCACGGCATACTCGATCTTGCCGTCAATGGCTTCCGCCACGTCCATCACCAGATCGGCAAACTGCTTGTAGTCCTGGAAGGCCACGTCCACGCCGCTGTCCAGGGTGTTCAGCCATCCCACGGCGGATTTGATCATCCGGCCATCATCCTTGGTGCCGTAGATCACCCGGTTCATGAACAGGCGCTGGTTCTTGTACTCGCCGGACAGAATCTTGAAGGAAACGGCCAGCATGGGGCGGTTGTCCTTCTTGGTGCCCTTGATTTCCAGGGACACAAGGGCCACTTCATACTTGCCAGCCGGGATGGTGGGGAAGTCCCCGGTGCCGTTTTCGGAAGCGTTTTCCACGTCCTTCCGCAAACCCTCCAGGTCAACAGAACGGTTGATCTTGTCAAAGTCGATTGCCATTGTAAGTACCTCCATTAAATTTGATTTTCTATGATTTTTCCGATTTCTCGGACTGCGTGGGTTATCCTTTGCCGGTTCATCCGGGGGCCTTGCAAAACCTCCATAATTGTGGCGGCTTGCTCTTGAATATCCGTGAACGCTGTTCTATTGCTTTCCAGGCTTGCTTCATAGCCGGTCAGATCGGTTTCCACTTTTGCCGTGGTATAATCAGCGGCTTCTTCCAGGCGGTTCACATGGGCTTCAAGCCACTTTGCCGCATCCATACCCATTTCCTGATCCACCATGTCCAGAAAATCCCGGAACTTGAACAAGGTGTGGTTGGAACCGTCCTTCAGGGAAACCACCACGGGGCAAGGATCAATTTTCATCAGCTTTCTTCCCGCTTCCTCCGGGTGCGCCGGGTAGGGGTCTGGGCGGGGGGTTCCGCCGTCTGCGGCTTGGTGGTGTTCACGCCCATCATGGGGGCTTCTTCCTCCGGCTTGGGGCGATCCCACAAAGGGCACTTTTCCGGCCCGCCGTCCTTGTGGCACCGGTGCGCCGCATCAATGGACGGACAAAGGGGAATATCCGGGTTTTCCTCATGCTGTCTGAAAATGCGTTCCGCATCGGGACAGGTGGGAAGCTGGACAGGATCAGCGGCTTCCGGCTTCCCGTCACCCTCTCCCTTTTCGCCGTCCTGGGCGGGTTCATTGGGCTGATCAGCGGGCGGGGTTCCAGGGGTGGGCTTCCTTGCCCTTCTGCGGCCCGTCTGCGGGGCGCTGGACGGCGTTTCATCGGTGGGCGGGGTGTTTACCTGGGGTTCGGCTCCGGGGGCTTCTGCGGGCTTCTTGGTGGCTTTCTGGTTGGCTTCCTCATAGACTTCACAGAAGGCGGCATAGTCCAGGGGAATTTCCTTATTGTGGACGGTCAACCGCCCCCCGCCGAAAATGACTTCAGAAGCCTTGAAGGACAGAACCCGTTCGTTATCGTCCGCCACGATCCGGGCCACAAGGTCAACCATACCGGCAACCTTGTTGGCAACCTTATCCTGAAGGTTGGGCTTGATGGAACTGATCTTGTCCCCGCCCTTGCGGGTCAGGTCACGGGTGCGATCCTCATGGGAAATCAGGACAATGTTTTCATAGTCCAGGTTCAGAAGGCGCTTCAGGGTGTTCAGGAACTCGGAACGAACCATGTCCCATGCCCGGAAGGAATCATCACTTTCGTGTTTCCACCCTTGCCGCTCACAAATGAACACCCGGCACGCTTCATAAACATCTTCCAGCAGGTCAACCACAATGGTCTTGAAGGTGTTCTGTTTCTTTTCCAGTTCGTCCACGGCTTCCGTGAAAACCTCATAGGCCAGCTTGCGCTTGGTGATCCGGCCCTCCACGGTTACGGTGTCCTTAATGGACAGGTAGGGGGCATCCACGAACTTGATGTTGCCATCGGTGTTCAACATCAAGGGATCGGGGAAGCTGTTGGCAAAGAAGGTCTTGCCGCTGAATGGTGCGCCGTACACCCACACCACTTTCTTCTTGGTGGCGTCCGGGGTGCGCCGCTTGTTTTCGGGAAGAAGCATATAGTCCCATCCTTTCATACAGAATTCTTCATATTCACACCAACCACAGAAGTGATTTGGTTTCTTGGGGTAGTCGGTGGCTTCCAGAATGTGTTTGGCATCGGTCAGGAAGTCCACCACTTTCAGGGAGTTATACTGCACTTGCTCCACCCAAGGGGTGGCATCGGCCAGGGCTTCAGTCAGGCGGTCACGAAACTGAATCAGGGTTTCCGTTCCCTTCTGCCTGATCTTCACCTTGGGGACAAAGAGGAAATAAAGGTTTCTGATTATACAGTTGGGGTGGGTCAACTCAAACCAATACTTGTATTCGTGAAGTTGCCCGCTTTCCAAGTAGCTTTTGGAATTGTTGGAATACTTGAAATCGTACAGGTCATAGTAATTCAGCCCAAGAAAGGTATCTTTGAACACCGGGGCCAAATAGTCCATGAACCCAATGAAGTCAGCGTTCCCAATGGGAAGTTCAAACCGGCCACCGGGGGGCAACAGCGCCGCCGCCTTAGGGATTAGGGCTTCCAGCTTGATCATTTCATTGATGTGTTCATCGGTCAGCACCGGGAAACTGTTTTGGTAGAACTCCAACGCCTGGGCCACACCTTCTTCAATCCCGGTGTGAAGGGCCGTCCCCAAGATTAGGGCGTTGTCCGGGTCGGTGTTGGGGATCGTTCCGATCCGGTCAACATATCGCATTTGGTATTTGAACGGGCAACGGTTGAAACAATCAACCCGGCTATGGGACAGTCGCAAGGCCACGTTATCACCCCTTTCACAATGTCTTTGAAGGTTTCAAAGCCTTCCGGGTACAGGATGAAGGCCAGCCCACCCGAATAGTTGATTTGCTGGACATTCCGCTTCTGAAGGTCGGAAGGGGTGCCGTGGGTGTCCTTCAGTTCCACTTCCAAGGCGATCCCATTTACCACGATCCGCATATCAGGAAGGCCGCTTTTCTGGAACCGGCCACCACCCCAACGCTTTTCATAGTAGCCATAGGGGTGAACCGTGATTTTGTCCTTGGGGTGGCCCAAGGGGTAAATCCCAACACTTTCCAACCACCGCTTCAAGCGGTTTTCAAAGTTCTTTTCACCGGCCACGGCTTTTCACCCCCCCCGCTGAATCAATCCGTGATCCCATGCGTGTCTCGTGTTTTCGGAAATAGTGGCCCATTCCAGTTGGGACGCTCGGCAATCGTGCTTTTTGCCCCGCTTGTGGTTCACCACCGGCTTGTTTTCCGGGTTAGGGATGAAGGCCAGGGCCACAAGGATATGTAACCGGCAATTCACCCCATCCAGCTTCACCCGTAAATAACCGGAACCATCGTCATACGGGGTCAACAGCTTCCCGGTTTTTACAGAACGAACTTGGGCCAATCGGTTGATCTCATAGTTTGGGTGTCCAGGGCAAGGGTGCCACTTTATGATCACGCTTCACCCCTCCAACAATCGGATCAGGGCGTGAATACCACGGGTGTTGGAAAACCCCTGAATTTTGCCGGTTCCAGCGTAGAATTGGAACAACCGATCATCCGATTTCCGCCAACAGTGAAAGTGGCCGGTCTGTTCGTTCTTCAACTGGTATTCAATCCCGTGGTTCTGAAACTGCTGGATAGCATAAGCGATCCGGTCAGAATTTTTGGCAACTCGTTCCCGGTGCTTTTCCTCCGCTAACAGGTGATAACCACCATCAAAGGAATCTTCCGGGTGGGCTTCCCGCTCTTGTCGGGTCATGTGGAATCACCCCCTTTGGCATGGCTTTCAATACTTAACGAAAACCACCGAACTTGACCAAGGGGAATGTGCCGGTTCTGCCCATTGGATAAACGCATCCACAAATAGGCGTTTCCGAACCTTACTTCTGTTGCTTCAAAGGTTTCAAGATAGCCGTCAAACCAACGAACATTCACAATGTTTACCGTGTTTTCTTTTTGAAGGTGGTAGCGCAATTCACGGTTTTCAGCCTGTAAAGCATCCAATTCAGCGGTCAATTCTTCAAGCGTTTTATCCGGCATCCTTGCCACCGTCCTTCAGGGTGATCTTCACATAAGCGGCCCTGGGCGTGTCTTTGGCGCAATCCGCCGCCGCTTCCGGGTATTTCTTCTTCAGCTTGGCCGAATCCACGCCGTGGGCCACGGTAGGTTCCACATAGGTCAGGTTCAGAATACCGCTTTCAAACTTCTTGATCCCGAACCGCTCCATAGCAGAAAGCAACGCCGCCTTCAGGTTTTTTTCCTGTTCCTCCACAGCCTTCTTGTGGGCCACCAGGGCCGAAATGGCGTTCAGCGTGGCAAGCTGGGACTTCTGGAACACCTGAAGGCCGCTTTCTTCATCGAAAATGGCATCCTCACAGGCGGCGGCATCCTCACCACAGGCTTCCGGGCAAGTCTGATTTTCCGGGCAACACTGACAGCACCCGTTGAACTTGCCCAAAGGGCAGTTGTTTTTACACTGGATCATGCGATTCACTCCTTTACGGTTTTTTCTTCAGATCGTCCAGCCAATCCCGGACGGTCTTGGAAATCAGATAGTAGAACAGGGGGAGAAAGAGGAAGAACGCTTCCCCGCCAATGGCCGCATAGCCCCGATCAAACCGGGCCTGTTTCGCCGCCATCTTGAACAGAAGGAAACCCAAAAGGGTCAGGGCCAAATACTTCAAAATGGGGCGAATGTCCACCCTGGGCCATTTAGGCCGGGGTTTGGGCTTCATGTTTTCGGAACAATTCATCGTTATAGTCCTTTCGCAAGTTCAAGGTTTGAAGAATATCTTCTTCCACCGTTCCGGGACAGATCAGAAGGTAATAGAAACAGGGGCGTTCTTGTCCCATCCGGTGGGTGCGCTTTTGGGACTGTTCCCACAGTTCCCACCCTTCCGGCAAGCTGAAGTAAATAATCTTGTTTGCCTTCTGGAAGTTCCCGCCCCTTGCCCCGGCCTGAAACTGAACAAAGGTCACGGAATCGGTTTTGTATTCGTAGGCGGTCAAATCCTTCACGTCCCCGGCCTGGATAGAGATAGGCCGGTTCAACCCCCGGACGATCCGGGCCATTCTTTCCCGTTCTTCCGTGAAGTTATAGAACACAATCAACCGATCATCCGTACTGTTCGCCAAGTCCCTGAAGGCTTCATACCGGGCCGGGTTATACAGGCCGCATAGTTGGCGGGCATACAGACGGCGGGTCAAGCTGGTGTCCCCAATCAGTTCCTTTTGGAAATCCTCATTGGAACCCCAAAAATCTGAATCCAGTTCAAATTCCTGAAGGTTGCCGGTGTCAAGGGTTACAACGCCTTTTTTCAGGAACTTGTGATAGAGTGGGGACGGTGCGGTTTTCACCTGGATCAGCGGCATTTTTTCAGGAAGAACAATCCCGGCTTCATCGGTGGTCATAAATACGGCCCCATAGTCAGCCAACTTCTTCTTCAGGCGATCAACATTCTTGTAACCGGTGATCCGTTGCCGCCAAAATCCATCATTTTCAACCCATTCCGTGGCAACGTACTGTTTCCAGAAAAGGTCTTTGCTGATATTCCAGCCCAACAGTTGGCATTGGCTCCACAGCTTTTCATAT